TGTCGTGGGTGTAGTCGAAGCTGGCGGCGACCTCGGTACCGAGCAGGTAGGCGTCGGCGACGGCGGCGTTATCGGTCAGCGTGGCGCTGTCGCCGTCTTCGACGAGGACGGTGAAGGTGGCGTCGGCGTCGGTGTTGGCGCCGATCAGGATGAGGAACTCGGTGGCGTCGAAGTTGGCCGTATCGACGATCTGGCTGACGTAGGGGGTGTTGTCGGTGCCGGCGGCGACCGGCGACAGGCCGCGGCTGACCTTGATGCAGTTGTGCATGTCACGCATGGGAATCTCCTGGTTCGGTGAGAGCGGCGACGGGGTAGCCCGCCGCCGGCCTTTGGTTTTGGCTTAGGCGCCGAGCTTGACGCGGACGAAGGCTTCCGGCAGGACCGGCATGCCGTCGCACTCGAGGCGGCCGATGAAGCCGGTCTGGTTCTGCTCGGCGTACAGCTCGGTAAGGCGCTGCACGGCGAGGTCGACGGCGTCGGCGATCCAGTAGTTGGAGAAGTCGCCGAGCATGCCGACGTACTGGCTGGCGGTGAGCGTGTTCGGCGCATACTCCGACATCATCACCGGCAGGTTGAGCAGGCGGTCGGGCTCGCCGGCGCGCACGGACTCGCGCCACAGGTACTGGCCTTCGCCGTCCTTGAGCTTGGCGACGACGGCGAGGACGTCGCGGTGGAACAGCCACTCGGCCTTGGTCCAGTACTGGCCCTTGAGGCCGAACTTGGCCGAGATCAGGCCGTCGAAGGTCGGCGCCGTGGCGCCGTTGCCGGTCGACACGTCGCGGCTGGTCGGGATGCCGGCGGGCGAGGCGGTGAAGATGCCGAGCGGCTGGTTGGCGCCGGAGCCGGTCATGAAGGCCTTTTCCTGGCTGATGCCGAACTTGTAGGCGAGGCGCCCGAGCACCAGCTGCTCGGCCATGCCGGACTGGCGCAGCAGCTTGTTGCTGACCTTGATGCGCTTGGCGAGCGGGCGCGGATGCAGTTCGCGCTTGCGGAAGGCCATCGTGCTGTCTTCGTTGCCGGTGGCCAGCTCGGCGGTCCAGTCGGCGTCAGCCGGATCGGCTTCGAGCGACGGGGCGCCGAGGCCCTGGGCGTTGGCGACGCGGAACTTTGTGGCGCGCTGGCGGATGAAGACGGCGTTGTCGATGTTCTTGACCAGCGTATCGACCATCTGCTCGGCCATGACCAGGAAGCCGCCCAGGCCGTCATTCTCGGACTGCAGGGCGCGCAGCTCTTCGGGCTGCAGGGCGTCGCGGCCGTTGGCCAGGAAGCGGATGCAGGCGTCGCGGTATTCCTCGGTCGCGCGCGGGCTGTTGCGCTGCTGCTGGCCCTTGCCGTCGTTCTGGGGACCGCCCTTGCCGCCGGGCGCACCGCCCGTGCGCAGGGCCTGCTCGGCGATCTGGCGTTCGCTCTCGACGAGCTGCTCCTCGCGCTCGACCATGCCGCGCAGTTCTTCCTGCTTGGCGAAGAGTTCCTTGTACTTGCCGTCTTCCTCGGCGGTCAGGGCGCGCTTTTCGACATCGGCCTTGTTGAGGATTTCGCGGGCGTCGTGCACCATCTTGCCGCGCTGGTCACGCAGTTCCTTGAGTTTCTGGCTCATTTGCAGCTCCTGAGAAGTGCCCGGGCAGTTGAACACCGTGAGGCATCCGCTGGCCCGGGCGGCGCGGAATGCCGGAAATGAAAAAGGCCGCCGCAGTTGCCTGGGGCGGCCCGAGTTCGGGAAAGGTCGATTACAGGACCAGCTCCAGCCGGCGGCGCAGCAGATCGGTGCGCCAGGATTCGTCCGGCGGCACGTCGCGCGCGATCGCCGCCTGCATGGAGCGCACGGCGACGTCGGTCTGCGGGTAGGCCGGGTAGGTCACCGGGCTGACGTCGAAGAGTTCGACCTCGAGCAGGGTGCGCACCCAGGCGCCATCGATCTTGGCCCACTGGTCTGAGACGGTGTAGAAGCCGAAGGACATCTGGTTGATGTCGCCGCGCTTCATCGACACACCGAGGTCGCGGGCGAACTGGGTGTCCGGCGGATCGATCTCGATCGCCAGGCCGGTGAGGTCTTCCTTCAGGCGCAGGGTGCCGGCCTTGTTGCGGCCGAGCACGAAGTTGGCGTCATGGTTGAACAGCGCGCGGATGTCGGCATTCTTGAGGGTATTGGCGAAGGCGCCGGCGGCGATGCGCTCGCGGAAGCCGCCGAGATCCTCGGAGAGCTGGTCGAAGACGGCGGCATGGCCGGAGATCTTCGCCGCCATGCCGTCCTCGGCAGCGAGGCGCAGTTCGGCCACGGGATAGGCGCGGCGTTCAAGTGTTCGGGTCATTGACGGCTCCGGAGTTGAGCTTGCTGAGGGTGTCGAGCAGCTGGATGAGGGCCATGTTCGATTGCACGGTGTAGTCGTCCATGCCGGCGGCGCTGCTCGGGTTGCGGTTTTCCAGGCGGCGCACTTCGTTGCGGTTGAGCACGCCGTTCTGCAGCATGGTCGAGTAGAGCTGGCCGCGCGCCGCCGAGTCGCCGCGCATCAGGCCGTCCAGGTTGAACTCGGCGCAGTGCGTGCGCGCCGACGATCCGGTAAACAGGTCACGCTGCATGGCCTGCTCCCAGCGCACGGCGCCGGGACGGATGGTATGGGTGACGAACTCCATGCCCTGGTGCTCGATGTTGTTGTTGGTCGAACGCTCGAGCTCGGAGAGCATGTGCAGCGGAACGCCGAAGATGCGCGCGATCTCGGCGATCTGCAGGCGGCGCGACTCGATGAACTGGGCGTCGCCGCTGGTCATGCCCATCGCCTGCCACTCCATGCCGTCCTCAAGCAGCGCCGTCTTGCCCGCATTGCGCACACCGCTGTAGGCATCCTTCCAGCTCTTGAGCAGCTCCTTGCGCCGCACGTCGTCCTTGACATGCCCGGGCATCTTGAGCACGCCGCCCAGGCGGGTACCGTTGCCGAACAGGCGGGCGCCATGCTCTTCAATGGCCAGCGCCAGCCCGATCGCTTCGCGGCAGGCGGCGATCGGGCTCAGCGGCGTGACACCGTCGCTCGACAGCGCCAGTCCGTGCAGGAAGTGCATTTCGTGCTGCAGGATGATGCGGGCGGTACCGTCGAGCGGCGAGTACTCGAAGGCCAGCCGGCCATCCGGCGCGCGGAAGGGCCGCACGCGATCCGGATGCAGCGGCACCAGCTCGGCGACGGACTTTCCGCCGGTGGAAACGATTTCCGAGTAGCAGCGGGCACGCATGGCGAAGTGCCCGGCCATCATTTCCCGCCACTCGAAACTGGTTTGCCAGCGATTGGGCTGGTCGTGCAGGATCGGGTAGAGCGCGTGCGCCTTGTCGAGGTCCTTGCCGCCGTCGTCGGTCTCGCGGAAGACGCCGAGCGGCAGGCTGGCGTAGGTCTGAGCCAGCAGGCTGACGGCGCGATAGACGGCAGTGACGCGCATGGCCGCGTCCGGCGTGACCGACAGGCCGCTGGCGGAAGTGCTGCCGCCGCCGAACCAGCTGGCGATCAGCGGGTCGCGCGGCGATCCGCCCTGCAGCGAGCTGGCGCGCTGCTCGGCGATGCGGGACAGGATGCCCATCAGCCGCGCTGACCGATCCAGAACAGCGCGGTGCCGACGACGATCCAGGCCGCCGGCGGGTAGATGGCATGCACGCCATAGCCGACCAGGCCGAGCCCGCCAAACACGAAGGCGTCGCGCAGATCGATGGCCTGGCGGATCTTTTGCAGAAGCGAAGGCATGAGGGTCCTAGACGGTGATGATGCCGCGAGTGTTGTAGATACAGCCGCCACCGTCCGTATCGGTGGCCAGCGCGCGATTCATGGCGACGATGGTGGCCACCGCGGCGTCGATCTTGTTGCTGGACCGCGACTTGCGCGGGAAGACGTTCTCGTTGCGGTCTTCCTTGACTTCGACGTTGCTGAGCATCCACACGTAGCAGGGATTGCCGTCGTGGTGGAAGCGTTCGGCATCGATGACCGCGGCGATCTCCTTCATCGGATCGCTGAGATAGCGCACCTGCTGCGGGATATCGACGACGGTGAAGCCCTCTTCAGCGAGGTTGGCGCCCATCTGGTGACCGCCCCAGGGATCCTTGGCGACTTCGCGGATATGCACCTGGCTGGCGTCGGCGATCAGGTCTTCCTCGATCTGCGACAGCGCGATCATGTTGCCGGGCGTGGCGATCAGATGGCCGCTGTGCACCCAGGCCTGGTAGTGGGCGTTTTCCGGTTTCTCGAGGGCGGCTTCCGGCACGTAGTTGCGGGAGAAGGCGTAGTAGTGGCGTTCGTCGCCATCGCCGATCCAGCACAGCTTCACGGCGCTGGCGATATCCTGCTTGCTGGCCAGATCGAGCCCGGCGATACAGCCGTCCCAGGCATGGCTTTCAATGGTCAGGTCGCTGTCGCCGGACTGCTGCAGGTTGTAGAGGTTGAGCCAGGGCGAGGCGCTGGCCACCCAGATGTCCAGGTGCTTGGTCTTGAAGATGTTCTGCTTGCGCGGATCGGAGACGGCGTCGCGCTGCTGCAGCTTGAGGTACTCGGCGTCCACCGAGATACCGAAGTTCGGGTTGGCCTTGCGCAGGGCCTCTTCACTGGTCCAGTCGTCGCCATCGTCGATGGTGAAGACGATGCCGAAGCGCTGGTCGTTTTCGATAACGCCTTCGAGGATCTTCTGCAGCTCAACCTGGTGCAGGTAGCATGGGCCGGAAATATCGGAGCCGGCGGTGGTGATGACCAGGATCAGCGGCTGCGAGCGGGCGCCCATGCCGGTCTGCATAGTGTCGTAGAGCTCGGAGGTCTTGTGCTCGTGATACTCATCGACAATGGCGCAACTCGGCGAGGCGCCATCGCCCGGCTTGCCGATGATCGGCTCGAACTTGCTGTTGTTCTCGGCGATCGACAGGTTCGAGGCGTTGACCATGACGCCGTAGGCCTGCGTGAAGCGTGGTGTGGCGCGGGCCATCAGCAACGATGGGCGGAAGACTTCCATCGCCTGGTCTTGCGAGGTGGCGCCGGAATAGACCTCGGCGCCGAACTCGCCGTCGACGGCCAGCATGAAGTTGCCAATCACGGCAGCCAGCGTGCTCTTGGCGTTCTTGCGCGGCACGATGATGTCGGCGACGCGGAAGCGGCGCTTGAAGGTGATGCGATTGACCCAGCCGAAGATGCTGCACAGGATGAAGACCTGCCAGGGTTCGAGCTTGATCAGCTGGCCCTGGGCCGCCCAGTCGCCCTTGATGTGCGGCATCAACTCGGCGAACTTGCAGACGCGCTCGGCGGGGAAATAGGTTTTGCCCTTGGCGTCGGTGAGCTCCGGGTTAAAGAGATAGGGGCCGCCCGCTTCGGCGCGCGCCAGATCCTTGAGGTGGCGCTCGCAGGCGAGCTTGTGCCACTTGCAGGCCACGACGCGCCCGTCGACGACATCGCGGGCATAAGCCGTGGCGATCTCGCCGTAGGTCTGCTCAGCCATCGGGATCACAGCGCGTTCCATGCGTCTTGCGTTCCCTCTTCGAATAGGGCGCCCTGGCGGTTGTCGCTGGTGCTGACGCGACCGCGCGAGGATGGCGATAGGCCGAAGGCCTGCAGGTACTTGCTCACTTCATCGCCGGCACGCTTGGCCGCCACCCAGTACGGGGAATAGGCGAAGCTGCCGTTCGGCGTCGGCAGCATGAAGCCGTCGCCGCCCTTCCATTCCTTGCCTTCGGCTTCCGCCGCTGCCCGGCCTTCGTCGGCGCGCTTCATCTCGGCCGACAGACGACGCTTGGCCCAGACGTATTCGCCCCACGCCTGGCAGTACAGCACCAGGGCGGACCGGTCGAGGCGCGAGATCAGGCCATAGCGCTCGAGCTCGGGCGTGATGCGCTTGCCCTCCTTCTTCGCTTCCGGCCAGATCCACGCCGGCGCGAACGGGATCTCGACTTCCGGC